AAAACTTTGTATTTGCCTCTTCTAAAGAATTTTTAATTGGTGATGGTCTACTCTCAAAAGCTTGGGAGTTTTTATCTTTTATAGATGACCACACTGCATGGGCTCAACCTAGGTTAAGGGATAGAGAAATGCATAAAATGTCCGGATATAAGAAGAAAGTAAATGGAATGGAAATAGAAATGGGTATGAAATCTCAAATAATAGGAGTATCACTAAAAGACAACCCAGATAAAGTAAGGGGTAAAGCAGGTGAACTAGTATTCTTTGAAGAAGCAGGATCATTCCCAGGATTGTTAAAAGCATGGGAAGTAACAATGCCAACAATGAGACAAGGTGCTAAAACATTAGGTATGATGGTAGCTTTTGGTACTGGTGGTACAGAAGGATCTGATTTTGAAGCTATGGAAGAAATATTTTATAATCCAGCAGCATATGATTGTATGGATTATGAAAATATATGGGATGAAGGAGCAGTAGGAACAAGATGCGGGTATTTTATTCCAATACAAAAGAATTTAGATGGGTTTATAGATGATGATGGTAATTCTATAAAACAAGAAGCTGTAGAATATGAAGAAACAATGAGGGAAAAGAAAAAAGGTGCTGCAGATGCAAAATCTTTAGACCAATATATAGCTGAGCATCCTTTTTCACCTCAAGAAGCAACATTACAAGTAACAGCTAACTTATTTGATATTGCATCATTACAAGAACAGTACAATAATATAAAAGCAAGAAATTTACAAGCAATAGGTACAGCAGGTAGGTTTTATCACAACGAAAAAGGAGAAGTTAAATTTAAAATAGATGGAGATCTAAAGCCTATAGCTAAATTTCCACATAGAAAAGATGATGACAAAACAGGAGCAGTTGTAATATATGAATCACCTTATAAAAATGAATCACAACAAGTACCAGTAAATTTATATGTAATCTGTCATGACCCTTATGGTCAAAATCAATCAGCAGATAGTACATCTTTAGGATCAGCATATGTATTAAAAAGACCTAACAATTTATCACAGCCAGATGATCTAATTGTAGCATCATATGTAGGAAGACCCCATACACAAGACGATTATAACAGAAATTTGTTTATGTTAGCAGACTATTATGGTTGTAAGATAGGATTTGAGAATGATAGAGGAGAAGTAATAGCTTATGCAAAAAGATTTAGAAAGATGCACAAGTTACAGGAAGAGTTTGAAATGTTAGACAAAAAAGAACTAAGAAGTAAGAACGTAAAACGTCAATATGGTATGCATATGACAGAAGCAAGAAAACGTCAAGGTGAGATATATATAAGAGATTGGTTAAACACAGTTAGAAGTAAAGACCAGTCAGGAAAAAAATTATTAAATTTACACAAGATATATGACCCTGCGTTATTGACAGAATTAATTAAATTTAATCATAAAGGTAATTTTGACCGTGTGATGTCACTAATGGTTGGTATGTATCACACAAGAGAATTGTATAATGCAGAAGTTAAAGATATATTAGAAGATAGAGCTACAGATAAGTGGTTCGAACAAAACTATTATTAATATGAATAAAAAAAAAGATTGTGAACCTTATAACCCTCTACCAGAATACTTAGCGATTGGACCATCAGATATACATGGAGCAGGGATCCTAGCAAAAGAAGATATTCCGGGAGAGGTAGTTATAGGTATTACACATATTTATGATCCAAATTTTCAGCATAATTATATTAGAACACCATTAGGTGGATTTATTAATCATAATGATGATGCTAATTGTGAATTATTAGAAAAAGATGAAGATTATCATTATAAAGTAATAAAGACATTACGTAAAGTACAAGCAGGAGAAGAATTAACTTTAAAATATAGTCTTTATGACATTTGTAATTACTTATAGTGGTATATTTATAATACTAGGGTGGTAATTGATAATAGAGCTAAAAGGGAAGGAAAAAATAAGTAAATTTGTAAATTATGGGATATGATAAAATACCGAGACAAAAGCTCTCGATTAATAAGAAGAATAAGAAGTGGGGAGAAGAATGTGTTGAAGCATTTATAGATCTTTCTAATTCAGGTCAAACACATTCAAAACAAAAGAATGACCTTAAAATATTATATGATTACTATAACGGTGTAATTGACGAGGGAGATTATAATTACGTATTAAAACCTTACGGCAAAGCTCGTAAGAATTTCCCTTCTGAAATGCGTAACTACCCTATCATTAAACCCATAATTGACCTTCTTCTAGGGGAAAAATCGAAAAGACCTCTCAATTATACTGTTACAGTACAAAATGCAGATGCAATTTCTATGAAAGAGTTAGAAAAGTCTGATGCAATAGCACAAAATTTAAGACAAAGTTTTTTACAAGAAGTACAAGCACAAGGTGTAGACATAGGAGCTAATATGGAAGAAATACCAACTCCTCAACATATTGCAGACATGTTTGAAGGTTCTTATGTAGACAATAGAGCTATATTAGGGCAAAAAACTTTAAACTATGTAATGCAAGAGCAAGAAGTTTATGATAAAATACAAAAAGCTTGGTTTCATTATTTAGTAACTGGTGAAGCATATACACAAAGAGGAGTAAGAAATGGAGAACCGTATTATTCTATACTAAACCCTTTAGATGTAGATTATGATCTTGATCCAGATTTAGAGTTTGTAGAAGATGGAGATTGGGCTTTAGTTAGGAAATATGTACATGCATCTACAGTTATTGATGCGTATTATGATAGTTTATCAGAACAACAAATACTAGAGCTTGAAGAACCAAAACATTCTGAAGGTGATATTTCTTTTTTATATGCTAATGCTGCAAATAAAGATACAAATGCATTTAGAAACAGATTAATTGAAGTTGTAAACGTATACTGGAAATCTAGAAAAAGAATAGGGTTTTTAACATATATGGACCCAGAAACAGGAGGTATTGAAGAACAAGAAGTTGAAGACGGGTTTAGAATGCCTGTAGAAATGAAAGAACAAGGAGCTAAACTAGAATGGAAGTGGGTAAATGAAGTATGGGAAGGTACAAGAATAGATGGGAGCGTATATATAAATATAAACCCAATTCTTAATCAAAGAATGTCTATTGACAATCCATCTAAATGTAAGCTACCAATTAATGGGAGAAGATATTCAGATACAAACTCTAAAAATATATCTTTAGTTAAATTAGGTATTCCTTATCAATTAAATTACAATATTTATAAATACAGACTAGAACTTGCAATAGCAAGAAGTAAAGATATAATAGCTCAATTTGATATTAATATGATCCCTAAAAAATGGGATATGGATAAATTTATGTATTATGTAGAAGGTACAGGTATTGCATGGGTAGATTATAACAAAGAAGGTATACAATTAAATCCACAACATCAATCTGTTATGGATATGTCTATAAAAACTATAAGTCAGTATATTACTTTACTTGATTCTATATTAATGGAATGGGAAAAAATATCTGGAGTAAGTAGACAAAGACAAGGTGAGATTGGAGCATATGAAGGTAAAGCATCTTCACAACAAGCTATATTACAATCATCACATATTACAGAAGATTTATTTAGAAAGTTTGAAAGAATGGAGCAAAGAGATTTCCAAGCTTTACTAGACTATTCTAAAGAAGCATGGTTAACAGGTAAAAAAGGAATGTTTGTAATGCCTGATGGTACTACAGACTTTTTAGATGTAAATAGTTTGCAACATATGGAAACTAACTATGGTATATTTGTTTCTGATGCAGGTAAAGATCAAGAAAAACTACAAAACATTAAAGGATTAACACAAGCTATGATGCAAAATGGTGCTAAGCCAGGAGATATAGCTGAAATGTTAGATTCAGATAGTTTTACTGAAATTAAAAAGAATCTTAAACTTGCAGACAAAGCAAATGAAGAATTAGAGCAAGCTCAACAACAATCTCAACAAGAACAACAACAAGCACAATTAGAAGCACAACAAATGCAACTAGAAGCTGATAATCTTGAAAGAGAAAAAGATAGACAAAAAGATATTGAAATAGCTTTAATAGGTGCAGAGTCTAAAGATCAAACAGATGCTAATTCTCTTAATTTAGAAAAAATGATACAAGATTTTGAACTTAAAAAACGAGAGCTAGAATTAAAAGAACAAGAATTAGAATTAAAAATGAGGGGAGACATGGAATCTAATGTACTTAAAAGAGCAGACATAGAAAGTAAAAAAGAAATAGCAAAACAAAATGCTAACAAACCAAGATAGAAGAGCCATACTAGAACAGGTAAAAGCATCTGAATCTGGAGATATAATGGCAGCTCTTCAAGGTCAACCAATTTTACCCCAACAAGAACAAGTGCAACAGCAACAAGTTCAGCAAGAACCTGCGTCTATACCACCATCTACTCCTCCTCCAGTTAATAATGTAAGTATGGAGACTCCTCCTGTAGGACAAAACTCTTTAGTAAATAGTTTTAGTAGTACATCCCCACAAATACAAAATTTACCAACAGGATCTGCAGAGCCACAATTATTAAGAACAGGTGGAGTAAAATCTAGAGATGGTAGTACTTATGTAGTAAATAAGAAAGCAGTCATTACTAATCCTGTTAGAAATACTGAATACTTTTCACAAACTCCAATGTATAAAGGACAACCGTATTCAACTCACTTAATGTCTGATGATAATAATTTAACTGCTTGGCCAAGTATATTTCAAGATGAAGAAGGTAATTGGTTTAAAGGTAACGCTAAAGAAGCAAAAAAGAGAGGTGAACTATACAAGTTTGATACTAAAGAAGAAATGATTGATTTTGCTAGGGAAGGAAATTGGAAAAATAAATCAAATATAAAAAAATCTCATGGAGGATTACATACAGCAGAAGCTTCTTCTACAGCTGTTGCTCCTGTAAATATTCCTGAAATAATAAAACCTTTATCTGAAAAAGAAAAAATATATAAATTAATAGAAGAAGGAAAAAATAGTTCTGGGACTGTTTATAATTCTTTAACAGGTAATAATCCTAATAAACAATGGATTTCGGGAGCATCTAATCAAAACAATCAATCTAATACAGTTAAACAAAATAGTCAAAATTATGGTGAAACTATTTTAAGTCTTGCTACACCTATTCCTTTAGTAAATAGTATGAAAGTAACATCAGCAGGTGCAAGAATACCAGGACTTTTAGATGACGTTATTTTAGGTAATGCAGGAAAAGTTATTTCTAAAGCTGGGAATACTACTGTTGGGACTGCAATTAAAAATAAAGTAGCAGATATGTCAGTTTTTAGTAAAGAAATGCTAACAGACATACTCCCTAATAGCTCAAACTTTAGTAAAGTAAAAGTAGTAAATCCAACATCTAAAGGAGCAGCAGGAAACTTAATTAAAACAAAAGAAGGGCAAAAAGCATTTTTAAAAGAGTTTGAAGATGGTGCTG